CCCAGTTCTCCCACCTCCCCAAGCGTTAAACTCATGGTTACCTATGATTGAAAAGTAAGGACAATCTACATTTCCCATTCTCGAAATAATGTTTGTTAAATCTCTTTTAGCTATTGATTTGTTATAAGTACTTCCATCAATTAAATCTCCACCACCGACTACATAATCTAGTTCAATGTTCTTACTAAATGCAGTTACATTATCTACATGACGATGCGATATTCCATAGTTGGACAAATCATCACGAATAGCAGTATCAGTAGCAAAGTGTATGTCAGTAATAAATACACTGACAACCATATCAGAGCGAACATGACGCAAAACCTTATTCGTAAGTGCCTTTAAGCCATTTATAAAGTAGATAGCTTGAACTCCGGGGGTTTCGAATACAACCGCTTGACATTTTATAATATCAGTCTTTTCGGAAATACGACTCCTAGGAATAATAACTTTATTTCCGACAGCGTTTGATTCCCACCACTCATCATGAATTCCTTGTTCATTTTGCTTCGTCCATACGAATGTATCCTTGTTCACTTTAGGAGTAATATCTCTGCCATTATGAAAAACGGTCGCTGTCAGTGTAATATCCCCAATATTATCCTTAATTGAAGTCGGACTATCTGAAGTTACTTTAACTAAATATATATCCTTTGGTGGGGCAATTTGTTGTTGGAGAGCAATGACATCGGATGAAATTTGACTCTGTAGAAGCTCATAATTACTTAATTCTACTTCGTTTTTGGTTTGATCATCACTTATAGTTATTTTTTTTACACGAGCTTTTACTCTTAATGCTGGTTTGAATTCTTCATCAATGTAGACAACTGTATCACCAACATCTAAATTCCCAATCTCAAACAAATGATTTACTGTGACTTCTAATGTAGGACTGTTGCTCGCTTTTAGCAAATCCAGCCCCTGATTATATCTTTCTTGTGGACTTAAATCATCACTTGATGAAAAATTCCCGAATGTATAACTAGTAAAGACATCTTTAGAAGTGTTGGAATAACCATATTCTGTGTTTGATTGACGATCATAGATTATTGACTCACCCTTGGTAGTAAAATACCTACCATCATCTAGTACTAAATCATTAAAACCTTGATTTTGATCTCTAATAGCCGAAAAGAAATCATAGATATCTGATGATTTACTAATTGATATCACATCTTCCCCAGAAAAATGGATATCATTCGATCGATCAATTCCGATTCTGTATGAAATATCAATATACTTTTTGGTGACTTTTAGATTAGAAAATTCATACCTAAAAGACATTTCACAGTTAAACAGCTCACATATCGACTGTAATCGAGAAAGCGGCGTTTCATCAGAAAAATTCCCAAGTCTTTTAATATCAGTTCCAATCTCATTTCGCCCAATTTCCCAATCGGTTTGAGCAATTTCTCTATTGACGTAATAGTCAATATACTGTGCATCTCTCGAGTCAATCATCACAGCGCTACCGTTTCTAAGAGAAATACCTAAATCATAACAAGTTACTGGTCTTGTGTATTCAGTTTCCTCAGATTCTGCCATGATGACCATCAAGATTTTTAAGTCATCAACGATTAGAAATTTCCCCAGATTTAGTTTCTCGCTAATTTCACTAGTCTTATAGATATCAAAGCTAGCCGTGTGTATAGCTGTCCCATTAACTAATTCTTTATCAATAAATATTTCTGTGATAACTGTGTCGGTTTGATAGGCAGTATCAATTGTTTCGATGTGGTTCATTTGCTTATCTAAGAAGTGTAAAATCATACAAATCGCTCCCTAATTTCGGCAGTAGCAGTTACATCTCCATCGGTCACACAGTAAATTGGAGTTGTTAAATTTGCATCCACCGTAAATACATTGCTTCCGCCTACAACCCGATAATCACCAGCCAACACACTATTCAAGTATATTTTATTATTAATTACTTGAAGATAATCACCTTCAAAAAATGTCAAAGGAACATTTAAAGGGTCTAAAGAATTTATTTTTTTTATTTGACAAAAACTAACACCCATATTGTACGCTGGCTGCTTCCCATAAGTTGCCATATAATATGAAACTCGTTTAGCGGAAAGAGAAGCGATAGTGTTGTTTACAGTTTCTCTACTTACCCTCCACGTTTCCTTGTTGTTTGACACTCTTGCAATTTTGAAACTAAATTTGTTGTCTACTTTTTTGAAGATGACCTGTCCGTAAAATCCACCGCCAGATTTCATTACGCTATTAGGAAAATATCCCCAATCTACTACATTATCTCCTATAAAAAATGTCCAACTAACTTTATCTAGCGTGGGATATCCGTCCATCAGTTGCAATCCCATTAGGAAATTATTATCTTCGTCAAGAACATTTATCTCCATTAAACCTTCTTGAGCAGCTTCCAATTTTCCTCCGCCTGTAGACTTAAATGTTACTGCACTCCAGACTTCCCAGTTTTCCATTTCAATAATATCCCTACTAATTGATGGTCCATGCCAAAATTTGTCTTCGTCAGTGACACTACCTGTACTACTTACCCACGTCCCCATTGAATCATATTTTAAGCTTCCCATACGTTTTGAAGTATGATCTCCTGCGCTCTCATTACGGCGAATTCTGGCTTGATTGATATTCCACTGAGCACTAGTGGAACTAGTCATCTGATCTTTTAAAACAAGTTCTGTTTTAGGTACTTCTTCTATAGAATCAGGTGCTTCTGCTGCTCCTAATTGCAATACTTTTTCAGCAGAAACAAAAGCTATTGAATTTGCATCAGATAAGAAGTCAACATTAAAGTCTACTGTCGTACTGGCAGTTCCGTTATTTTGTATTGTGGTTAACATACCCTCTTCAGTGTTCGAGAAAAGAAATGCTCTCGAATATATCGAGTGTGCTAATCCGTCTTCGCACAAAAACTTTAGTTCTCCATACGCTTCCCCTCTATTATCTAATGATCGCTTCCAGCTTGATTCCCCTGTCAATTCAACTAACCAGTATCTGTCCGGCTCATCTGAAAACCAGAGCCGTTGCCGTCCTTCAGCAAACAGCACGTTCGCTAAATCATCTTTCGTTTGCCTAAAATTTCCGCTCAAAGCGTATAAGGGCAAAGTGATTATCCTGTGGGTACGCCTTTTACTAGTTGCGCGAGAACCATCTGATTGTGCCAATTGAACTAATTCATGTTGCACCTCAGGAAAGAGTCCACGATCTGGCTCATCTGTTAAATCAAAGTAATCTGAAAGTCTAAAATCATTTAGTTTTATCTCTAAATCACTAATCATCTTGTTCTCCTTCCTGCTTTGATATCATTTAGTTTTTGTTGATTTGTTTGTCTGGTTTCAATAGATTTCATTACGTTACGTCCATCGAGAATTAGCTGCATATTTCTCAAATCTTCACCGAAGTTTGACATGATATCTATCAGCATCTCAAATTGCTTCGAGTAATCCTGTGTACGGACATTAATCGAACTTGATTCGGTTGCAGGAGTTAGACTCCTTAGATTTCTAACCAATGAAGAATCTTCCGGAATCCCCACACCATCAGCATACTTTGGAATACCCAAGCGCCGCATGATCGATTTGGTGCGGCTTGCTTTATAAACTTTGGTTCCCCTCTTAGCATTAGGGATTAGAACATTACGTCCGACTGGAATGTACGGCTCTTTGCCTGGTTCATGCACAATTTCCTTATACAAAGGACCAGGTTGATCGTTTACAATCATATCCCCGCCTTTATGGAAATTGGTCCCTTGAGCTGCATGTGTTGCGTATTGACCCGTGCTTCTGCCCTTGCTAACTACATCTATCCGTTCGTTTATATTAACTCTACGAGTAGTTAAAGTTACTTCATAATTTCGTTGTGCAGCAAAATCTCGAACAGATTGCAACGCTTGTTTTGCAGGTACTGTTGCTTTGTCTAATGCATTCAAATATTTCTCGTTAGGATTATTCCTAGCAAATTGATCTAAGGCTGTACCGCCGGTTTTGGCAGCTTGTTGAGTCGAATTAGAATCACCTTCTAATATTTTCTTGAGAGGGTTATTTCTATCGTACTCATCTAAACTTATTTCTCCTTGGGTAAGCTTTTGAATAATATCACTATTATCCCCGAAAAGTTTCTTCATAGCTGGCAATACATTTTGGTTGTAATCTTCAATAGAAATTGACCCATCTTTTACTTTTGCCAAGATGTCTTCGTTGTTAGCAAGCATATTTTTAACTGGATCCGGCAATTGATTCCATGCATTTAATGATTCTTCTGATGCGAAAACTTTCGTCATTAAATCTTCATTGTTAAGCAAAATATTTTTTTGAGAGTCAGGGAGTTCTTGCCAGCCTTTCCAAGACGTTTCGGAGTTTAAGATCTTAAGTAGTAAGTCTTCATTTTCACCAAAAAATTTCTTTTCAGAATCTGGTAGTTCCTTGAATCGTCCGTACATCTCATCAGATGCATAAATTTTGGTTAACAAATCGTAGTTATCAGCATAAAGTTCTTTGGTAGTATCAGGAATTTCATCCCAATTTTTCAGTTTTTCCTCAGAGTCTTTAATCGTATTTAAGAAGTTGTAGTTCTTAGCATCCAAATCTTTGATCTCTGGCTGATATTCATCCCACAAACCAAGTTTGAGCATCGTTTCAGCCATTACCTCAGGAGTGTTTGAATAAAGAAAAGCAGTCTTTGCTTCTAATGACAACTCATCCCATTTACCGGATTCGTCAAGTGCTTTGTACATCGTGATAGAAAATTCATCTTGCAACACAGCCTCTTTATCACTCCAAGCCATTCCATCCCAATACCCATTGGCAATAGCAGCTTCTCCAATGACTTTTTTAGCGTTGGAATCTAAGTTTGCATCATGAACTAAGACTTTCATATCATTCCATGTTTGGATATCTTTAGTAGCTTCTGTAACTATTTCAGTCGCATTAGTCTTAACGTTTCCATCTTTATCCAAGAGTTCTAAATCATTCCATGTTTTACCAGCTTTTGTGGTTTGATCTGCAGTCCATGCTAAGGATTTCGCGTTTTTCTTAGCGTTCTCCGATAATTTAGCAGATAGATTTGCTGAGTTTTCTAATATCTTTTGGTTCTCAGCAATGAATGCTTCTGTATTGCCAGCGGTTTGATCAATCATCTGACCGTTGGCCAATGAAATTTTTTCTGCTAGTTCAGGGTATTTTTGCACTAGTAATGCCATTTGGGCATCCAACGCATCGGTTGATGTTTCGCGCGCATCTTCGTAAAGACCGACCAGCATGTCAATTTCTTCTTTATTCAATTGACCAGTTTTCTCTAATTTACTCCTATAGTCATTAATATCTTCAGTGTAGCTGGCTTTGGTTTGTTGCCTTTGTTGTGCCAAT